CTTCGTAATTTGATGGAAACTTTCTCTAAGAATTGTCGTTTTATATTGACTTGTAATTATGTGGAAAGAATCATTGACCCGATACAAAGTCGTTGTCAATCTTTCCAGATAATTCCACCAGATAGAAAACAAGTTGCACAACATCTTGCCAATATCTTGGGTAATGAAAACATTGAATACGATATCAAAGATATTGCCACAATAGTTAATGGTGGTTATCCAGATGTCAGAAGAGTAATCAATGGTGCTCAAAGACAAGTAGTCAATGGAAACTTAGTGATTGATGAAAATACAATTACACAAAACGATTACAAAACAAAAGTTTTGGAAATCTTAACAACACAAGATAAGAAATCATCATTTCAGAATATCAGACAATTACTCGCAGACTCAAAAGTTACAGACTTTTCAGATTTATTTAGGTTGATGTTTGATACGATAGACGATTGGGGACAAGGTCATATCGCTGAGTGTATATTGATTTTATCAAAATATCAACAATCAGACGCAGTTGTAGTGGATAAAGAAATCAACATTATGGCTATGTTTGTAGAATTAATAGGGAGTATCAAATGAGTCATCCAAATCCAGCACCACCAAAACAGGTGGAATTAGATATGTCAAAAGCAGATACGGTTCAATGTCAAGAGTGTGGAAACGCATCATTTATTCAGTCTTTCTTTTTAAAGAAAATATCTGCATTAATGAGTCCAACAGGAAAAGAAGCAATTGTTCCAGTTCAAGTATTTAGTTGTGGTAATTGTGGAACCGTTCCATCTAAAATGTTAGAGGGAACTGGTCTTGAAAAATAATGTATATCGACCACGATAAGAAGTTAGTTTTTATCCATATATCAAGAACAGGTGGTTCAAGTATAAAAACTGCTTTAAATCTACACGATAAACAATATAATGAATACTATCATTTAGATTCATCTTACATACCAAAAGAATGTAAAGACTATTTTAAGTTTGCATTTGTAAGAAATCCATTTGATAGATTTGCTTCATTATATCATTTCAGACCAAAAGGTTTAAGTTTTTCTGAATGGTTAGATAACATAAATTTAGTATATGTTCAACAAGTTGACTATGGGTTAGATAAATTGGATTTTGTAGGTAGATATGAAAATCTACAAGATGATTTTAATAAACATTTTGAAGGACAATTGACTATTGAAAATCCAACACAATCTTCTTCTATTGTTAAAGACAAACATTATTCAGAATATTATGATAACTCAACAATAGAAAAAGTTAAACAATTAGCAAAAGATGATTTAGAAGTGTTAAATTATGTATTATAAAGCAGACTTAACTAAATATACACCAAAACAAACTCGTATTTATATGGACTTTGATAAATTTAGTCTTAGTCCATATCAATTAGAGGCAATTCAAAATGAATTAAGCAACTTCCAAGATTCATTTGGAAAACCTTGGAACGAGTGGGACATATCTGATTTAGAATATCGTTTAAAAAATAATTGGAGATTTTATTTAGTTGGTAATTGTAGAGATGGATTACCACTTCCAATCATTGAGGGTTGGGCATTCATAGATTATAATTGGGAAATACCTTATTTATGTAATCGTTATGTAGTTCCACAACATAGAGACGGAAAACTCGGAGATGATTTAGTCTGGATGCGACTTAATGATTTGAAAAAACAAGGTTATGATTATTGTTTTGGACATATTCATAAATGGAACAAACCTGCTCAATTAGTGAGTAGAAAAGTCAAAGATTTAGTAGAAATAAATGAAAAATATGAAAGCTTGGGTATTAAAAAGAAATAGTAGTAAGTATGAACTAATCGAAGTTCCTAAACCTATAATTAAAGATGATGAAGTCTTGATAAAATCAAAAGTTTGTATGATGTCATATAATCTTGTATGGGCAGCTTCTGGTCATCCAGTAGATATGAATACTTTGTATAATCGTGATTATACAATCTTTGGAACAGACGGAGGTGGTGTTGTAGAAAAGGTTGGGAAAAACATATCTAACGTAAAGGTTGGAGATGAAATTGTAGTTTACTCTATGATGAACAACAAAGTATTTGGATATGAAACCACCAATGGATTACTGGGGGAATATGCGGTTGTAAAAGAAGATATGTGTTATTCAAAACCAAAACACTTAGATTGGAAAGATTGTTGTGTAGGTTATTATGCTACAAACTATCAAGCACTAAAAAATTGTAATTATACAAAAGATGATGTAGTATTGGTTTGGGGTGGTAGTGGTTCTTGTGGAACAACAGCCATAGAATTGTGTAAAGAGTTAGGACTTAGTGTCTACACCATTACATCTGATATTTTAAATAGTAAAGCAGACTTATCTTTTGATAGAACAAAGTTTGACTTAAACCAAAAATCATCTTTAATTATGATGAGAAAGTCTATGAAATCATCTAAAGGATTACCTACAATCATCATAGATTACTTAGGACAAGATACATTAGATTATAGTTTAAAGTTATTGGATAAAAAAGGAAAGATAGTAATTTACGGAGCACACACAGGTTATGATGTTTCTTTTGATAGTAGATATTTATGGTTAGACGAAAAACAAATTATCGGTAGTCATTATTGTAGTAAAGAAACTTTTGAAAGTTCATTAGAATTAATGAAAGATTTAAAGCCAAATTCAACATCACATAGTATTAATAATTTTGATTTAGTTTACGATAACTATATTTCAAATAATCTAAGTGGAGTCAATTCTTTGGTATATTGATATTTATATATAGGAAAAAATTATGTCAGTAAAAACAAAATCAGAAAATTTTTTAAATTACATAACGGGAAGCGCAGGTGGTTGGCCATCTAATACTAATGTTGCAATTATTGCAAATATAGATTATATTATAGAAAGTGGTTCTGATAATGTATATTTTAATGAAATGAATACCTCTTGTGGTGTTTATGGTAGTTATAATGAACAATCAGCTTCATTTGATTTAATTGCAGACTACGCAAATGAAAAAGGTTGTACAACTGCTTATGTTTACGGACGGAATGATAATATTAAAAGAAATCCGTCATCACTTCAAGAACCTATAATTAGTGAAAGTTTTGCAAAACACGGAATATCAGTTAATTTTGAATATAACAACAACACAACACACACTTACTTCTCACAAAGAGGTCAATCACAATACACAGGAAGTTTTCACTTATTTATACAAACACCTTGGTATAGTGATGATACATTATTAAACATCGTTAGTGGTTCATTTAATAAAAATACTTTTAGAACCATTTTATCATCATCACCTGAAAGTTCAAGTTTAGTTCCACTATTTGATACAGGTTCATTTTCTACGAGTTATCCATATCATCCAGACTTTGTAGTAAAAAATCCGGCTGAAGATGGTTCATTACAGAAAGATACAATAAGATTTTATAAATACATTGATACAAATTCAACTTATCAAGACGCAGTCGATAGTGGTTCTTTATTGATAGAAAAGTTTATTGTTCCGAGTGCAAGTGTAGAGGGTGGAGAAGGATATAATCCTATTACAAAAGAATGTTTCTGGATGACACCAGATAGACACATAAATTATTTTTCTTATTCTCACCCAAGAGAAAAGGCAAATAAATTTGCATTAGAAACGGGTGGAGATAGATACCATTTAAAAAATGTTTTGTACTATACGAGTCCGAGTGGTAGTTTGATTACTATGTATGATAACTCTACAAAACAAATCCAAGATGTAGAAGTTGGGGATGTAGTTAAATCTTATTTACCAGTCGGAATGCCAGATGAAATTTTTTCAGACTCTTGGAACGACTATACAACGACAGATTTAACAGGTTCAACACCTTCAGGTTCAGTAGTGGTTAGAACTATGGACAAAGAAATGTACGGATATTACTTAGCAAATGGCAGTATTAAACTACCAGTTATAATACAAGGTGGTGCAAAACTAAAACAATTTTTTATAAAAGATGGGGATACTTGGAGTTGGAAATCACCAAAGGATATTCAAACAGGACAATACTTTTTAGATACCAACGGAGATGAAGTAGAAATTACTTCTCTTACAGAAGTTTCACAATCAGAAACATTTTATTCATTAGATGTCGAAGATATTGATACTTACTTTTCAAGTAATATATTAGTGCATAATATTCCACAAAAATAAGAAAGAGAGTTATATGAAAGAACTTAATCAAAATAATGACTTTCAATGGTCAATTCAAATACCTACATTCTTATCATCAGAAAAATGTGATGAGTTAATAAAATCCATAAAAGAAACAGAAAAAGACACTATGGGTTGTGTTGCAGATGTAGATGAACAAGGAAATCCATTAGAAAGTCAAATTAGAGAAAATATTAGAAAAACAACTGAGTGGTATTTACTACCACAACCCGAGAGTGACTTTAGACCAAAACAACCAAACGGAGATTGGGGTTGGTTAATTGAAAAAATAAATACTATTGTAACTATGGTTAACAAAAGTGTTTATCACTTTGATATTGATAGAAACGAGGGAGAGCTAAAAATGATTGAATATGAAAAAGGTGGACACTACACGTGGCACGCAGACTTCAATCCAGGTAAATGCTCATTAAGGAAACTTGTTGCAATTATTCAATTAACAGACCCAAGTGAATATGAGGGTGGAGATGTTCAGTTTGGTTTTCAAGACAAAAATACAGGAGAGTGGTTTGAAATGAATAAATTGAAGGGTTCATTGACAATATTTCCGTCATTTTTGTCGCACAGAGTTACACCAGTAACAAAGGGAGTAAGAAATGTTATACAGGAGCTATACATAGGTGACAGCTTTATTTAAAGAAAACAAGTTATTCAAATGGGTTGTAGAAAGAAAAGGTTTTTTAAGTTTAGAACAATGTGATGAATTTATAAATCAAATTAAGTCTCAACAAACACTTGAAGTTAAAGAAAATGACTACAATGATGATAATGGTAAGTGGGTTAAATTAGACGAGTCAATATCTGACAACATTTATAATGTAGTAAAGTTAGCAAATGATTTGAGTTTCAAGTTTCACATTAGTGGTGTTCAAGGGTGTTATGGAAAACAATATTATGTAGATAAGTTTGAAGAAGCAGATAGTTTTCATAGTGATATGTCTGAGGGAGACATTACAAACACAGCAACCAAAATAACCACAATATTATTTTTAAATGATGACTATCAGGGTGGAGAATTACAAATTTGGGACACAAAAATAAAACCCGAAGCAGGAAAGCTAGTTATATTTCCATCATTTTCTGCTCACAAAATAAAGCAATTTAAAAATAAAGATAGGTTTGTTATAGCAACATTTGTAGGGGGTAATCATTTTGTATAAACAAAATAAAGATTTTGAATTTTACATTTATCGTGAAAACTTTTTATCACCAGAACAATGTAAAAAGTATATGAATTTAATTGATAGTCAAGAAACACAAACAGGTAAGTTAGTCGGAACGGGTAAAGATTATGAAAATCCAAATGTAAGATTAACACAAAATATAGAATTTGAAGATGATAAGTTACAAAGTAAAATATCTATGGTACTTGAACTGGCAAATTTAAAACACTACAAATACAAAGTAAATTCTTTGGATAAATTAAGACTACTAAAGTATGGTGTAGGTGGTAGATATGAGTGGCATACCGATTTGGGTAGTGGAGATTACTCTAATAGAAAACTTACAGCTATTGTTCAATTAAGTAATGAACAAGATTATGAAGGTGGAGATTTAGAGTTTGGTTTAACACAAGAAGACGGAAGTTTGATTAAAGGAAATAGAAAACAAGGAACAATACTTGTATTCCCATCTTTTTTATCACACAGAATAGCACCACTAACAAAAGGTAAAAGATACTCAATACTAACCTGGATGGAGGGAGATACCTTTGAATAAAATAGTTATACTATCGCATTGGAGAGTTGGTTCAACAAATTTCAAAAAAACCTTAGAACAAATCACAGGTCAAGAGTTTTGGAATGAACCAGACTTTGACAAACACAGAAATACAATTCAATCTATGGGGTTTGATAAATTTATGGAACAAACCAAATGGAAAAGTATGAAGTGTGATTTTGAAAAAAGTAAAGATTATTTAAAAGAAATACTTGACTATGCAGATATGGTTTTTTTAATAATTAGAAAAGACATAGGAGCACAAATCGATTCTTATCATAAACTTGAAGGTAAAAAATTAACTCGTTATGATATAATGGGTGCAAATAAAAAAATGAAGGGATTAGTTCAATTACATAAAAATCATAGAATTTTATATTATGAGGATATAAAAGACTTTTTACATAAAAAATGAAAATAGCATTATGTATATGTCCACAATGGTCTAACGGAACACCATCTTATGCACTTGGTAGCTTAAAATCTCACATAGATAATCCAAATGTTCAAGTAAAACAATTCGATTTAAACATAGGAACATCTTTGTATTATTTAAAAAATGGTAAAACAATACAACAGCTGAGCGATTGGGAAAATGACAAACCTTGGAATGAAAGAAAAAATGTTGTAGAGGAAGTTATACCATACTTTAGAGAATATTGGGAAGAATATATTACTGAACTATCAACTTATGATGTAGTGGCATTTACAGTTTACACTTCCAATATTGTAATTACAGACTATATCGCTAGATATATTAAAGAAAAAAATAAACACACACAGATTTGGTATGGTGGACCGTTTTGTTGGTACACAGAATCCGGTGGTTTAGAAGAAAATGGAATGTATAGAGAATATGTAGATGTTGGGTGTAGTTCTAATGAGGGTGAATTTGTTATAAAAGACTTGGTAGACAAGTGGGTATTAGACGGACATTATGAAAATGTTAAAGGTATTTATCGTTGGGATAAAAGACTACCAAGTTTTCCAACAACTCTTAAAAAGGGTCGTAGTGGTAGAACACCAGTATTTAATGGAGTAGTAGTTCCACAAAACTTAAACACGCTAAAAACGCCTTGTTGGGATAAACATATATTGAAAGATTATAGTGAGTTGTGTAAATATGCCAAACAAGAAGTAAGATTACCAATCCAAGCATCAAGAGGTTGTACTTTTAAATGCACATTTTGTCAAGAAACAAGGCTATATCGTTATAAAGATTTTGAAAAAGTAATATTTGAAATGGAAGATTTGTATAATAAATATGGAGTGGATTCATTTTGGTTTACAGACTCACTCGTTAATGGTTCTATGAAAAAGTTTAAAGAATTTGTAGATAAATTAGATGAAAAAAATATGAATTTGAATTGGGGTGGATATTTTAGAACACACAAGCAAATGGATTCGGAATTATTAAAAAAGGCAGTAAATTGTGGATTAAATATGATGAGAGTGGGAACAGAAAACGGAGTAAATAAAATATTAGCATTAATGGAAAAGGGACAAACTTCTGATGATGTTAGTCATTTTCTAAAATCAGCATACGAAAGTAAAGTTAGATTTTATGCAAATTGGATTCCAGGTTATCCAAAAGAAAATTATATGGACTTTTTATTACAATTAAAATTCTTGTATGACAATCAAAAGTATTTTCATAATAATGGAATTTTAAATCTAATGCAATCAACTGATATAATGGATTCAACACCATTAGATGTTTATAGAGATGATTTTAATGTGTTCAAAAAAGAACAAATACTAAATTCTTGGGTAACAAAAGATTACAAAAGTTTTTTAGTTGTCAGACATTTAAAAGGATTTTTGATTCACACATTTTTAAGAGCTTTGAAGTTTTCAAAAAACTTAAACGGAAAAGCACCATATTTAAATGATGGCCCATTTAAATCTATGTCTAAAATAAAAAGTTTAAGGTTAGATTGTAGTCAAAGTTATGACGAAGAATTCGTAATGTCAAATTTTTTAGAATACGAAGATAAAACTGATGTTGAAAGTATCATAAAAAGTGAAATAGAACAAGTTTTAAAATGTTTCGCTTGGACAATACATAATATTTCTGATAACTATGATATAGATTTTAAGTATATTGATAGGTTTTTTGGGTATAATGTTTTTAATTCACACTTTAAGTTAAACTTAAAAATGACTGATAACAGATTATCTTATGATTACAAACTATTTATTGATGAGGAAGATAATTCTTTTAATCAGAAATTTGACATCAAGCAAAAAAATAACATTATATTAAAAAGTATAGGAACTTCACAGAAAGTTTATGATTTATATTTGGATAGTTTAGACTATGATAAACATTCCGTAAATTACAGAAGAGTTCCTTTAACAAATCAATATTAGGAGAATTTTATGGATATGTTAGCAGGTAATTTCTACGATATAGAAAGACTAATAAAAGACAAAGATATAGTTGAAAGTATGTTCAGTTATGACGACGGAGCATACGGACATTGTATATCTTTACCTGAATCAGGAATTGAACATCACAATAATTTACCATTTACAGGTGCTTTAAATCACACACCATATTTTAAAGAAATATATGATAATTTTGAAACCGAAGTATTATCGTATAGATTATTAAGACGAGGCCCACAATCATCTTATGGACTTCACAACGATAAAGATATTGGAGAAGATACACTAAGATTTCAAATACCAATAATCAGTAATGACAAAAGTTGGTTATGCACTACGACCTATGATGAAATAGATGAGGGGTGGACAGAAGAAAATTCATATGATATGATTTCATTTGGAAAAAGATTTGAAGGAAATTATCGTTGTTATAAATTGCCAGTTGGCAGAATATATCATTTTGATACAAGAAAAATTCATACTTTATTCAACGAGGGAGACTCGGATAGAGTTACATTATTGATAGATTTGAAAAAAAATGAATGGGTAGATAAATTTCTTTCTATTTTCAGAAAGTTATAAACTATTTATTTATATCTAAAAGGTTATTCACAATGAAAACAAAAACACTATTTAATCACATACAGGAAATTACCAACAATCAACGACCAAATTATTGGGACGAATTAGATGATGTATCTAAAAAGAGTTGGTCCAATTATATGGTGCATAGATTTCTATCAATGAAACCAGAGTGGATAGAAGTAGTGAACGAAATACAACAATATTGGGAATTAAAACCTAAATCAGTTTATCAATTCTACACAGATGTGATACCAAAGGGTAGAACCTTTTTAAAATACACCAAGTCTAAAAAGAAATCCAAGATAGAAAAGTGGGCTATGGATATATTATGTCAACACTTTGAAGAAAGTTCCACAAATATTGAAAAAACACTTGACATTATGGGTAAAGATGTTGTATATTCGATTATATCAAAGTATGGTGTAGATGAGAAACAACTAAAAAAAATATGGAGTAAATGATGGCGATTAAAGACACACCGAAAGGTATGCCAGTAGATGTAGCATATGGAAATGCTAACGGAGATAATGATGTCGTTGGGTATATGGAAAAAACTTATCCTGAAATGACATCAGAATTTAAAAAGATTCAACAAGACCAATATGAATTATTTTGTAGAAAACAATATGACTATGGTCCACAAAATATTGCAGTAGGAACAATTCTAAAGACACCAGAAGATATTAAATTATCGTTGTTGGGTATTTGGTTCAGAATGAACGACAAGATAGAAAGAATGAAAACATTGTTATTGAGAAACGGAGAACACGGAGTTGAGGGAGAACCCGTAACTGATAGTTTTTCAGATGTATCAAATTATGGAGTTATGGCACAAGTAGTAGCGAGGGGTAAATGGGCAAAATAAGTTATAGTCAGTTCGCAATGTGGGACAAATGTCCTTACACTTGGGAAGTAAATTATGTCAAGAAAGAAAAGACTTTCGTTGGTAATATCTATACTTTGTTTGGTTCGGCAATCCACGAAACTATTCAAGCATATTTAGTTTGTTATTATGAACGAACAATCAAAGAAGCAGATGAATTACCACTTCACGATATTCTGATATATCGTATGAAAGAATTATATAAAGAATCCAAAGAACAATATGGTGATGATTTTGAAGTAGACCAAAAAGAAATGATTGAGTTCACTAATGATGGATTTGCAATCATTGATGAGTTCTTGAAAAGAAAAGGTAGTCATTTCAAAAAGAAAGATACTGAGTTAGTCGGTATCGAAATGAACTTGAATTACGAACTACCAAAGAATATGAGATTTGTAGGGTTTATGGATGTTGTTCTACACGACAAGAAAACTGGTCGTATGAAAGTGATTGATATTAAATCATCTACTATGGGTTGGAACAAATATATGAAAGCCGACAAGAACAAAACCAATCAGTTATTGTTGTATAAACACTTTATGGCAAAACAATTAGAAATATCAGAAGATAAAATAGATGTTGAATATTTAATACTAAAGAGAAGATTATATGAAAATATGATGTATCCACAAAAACGATTACAGGCATTCTCACCTGCGAGTGGAAAACCAAGTGTTAATAAGGTTATGAATAGGTTACAAGAGTTTATGGACGAGTGTTATGATGACAAAGGTAAAATCATTTCACACGACTATGAAAAATGTGAAAAACACAAAAAGTGTAGAAGTTGTAAGGATTTATAATGACAGAACCAAGTTTAAGATTAAAAGTAACGGATTTCTTAGCAACAGATTTCGAACAAGAAGTATTTCAAGAGTTGATGAAGATAAAACAATTGGATTATTTTGAAGGTGCACCATTTCCATTATACTTTTGGTATGATAGAAATACAGAAATGGTGGACTTAAAAACTCTTGAACCATTTATCAAATATTGGAAAACTGAGAGTCAATTTAATACTAAAATAATTATTATTCCAGAACTAACTGATGACCAAAATCATTTTATAATGTATGATATAAGACCGAAGGGTTCTAAACAATTACAATATTACAGATTTGGATATGAATATGATAATCCAAGAGATATTATAAATGGATTAAAACACTTCGTAAAAACATATGAATTCGTCAATAAAGAGGAACTCAATCCAGAACCAACCAGGAAACAGAAACGAAACGACTAATGAAGATAGCAATTATC